ACCATGTCGCAACGCATCGTGCAGTATCAGGCTGCACTGCAACTTGCACAGGGCGCACCGCAGATTTACGACCTACCGGCTCTGCATCGTCAGATGCTGATGACTTTAAACATCAAGAATGCTGACAAGTTGGTTCCCACTGGAGATGACATCAAGCCTGCTGACCCGGTCAGTGAAAATATGTCGCTCATGGTTGGCAAGCCGGTCAAGGCATTCTCCTATCAAGACCATGAGGCGCACATTCAAACGCACATGGCCATGCTGCAAGACCCGAAGATGCAGCAGATTGCTGGTCAGTCGCCGCTGTATGCACAGATGATGACTTCGGCTCAGGCGCACATTGCTGAACACTTAGGCTTCGCGTATCGCCAGAAGATTGAAGAGATGATTGGTGCGCCGCTGCCGGTGGACTCGGAGCGCCTGCCGGAGGATGTGGAGTTCCAAGTTTCCAAACTCATTGCTGCCGCTGCACAGAAACTGCTCGAAAACAATCAGGCAGAGGTTCAGCAACAGCAAAACGAACAGACTATGCAAGACCCCTTGGTTCAACAAGCCATGCGCGAACTTGAAATCAAGGAAGCAGAAGTACAACGCAAGGCACGCAAGGATGAGGCCGAACTGGCTCTCAAGGCGCAAGAAGCGCAGATGCGTGATGAGCGCGAACGGCAACGGATGCAGACCCAGAAGGAAATCGCTGAGGGTCAGGCGCAAACCAAGTTTGTCGAAACCGCCACAACTCTTAAATCCAAGGAGTTGATTAAGGGCGCTGAAATTGGAGCGGAGTTATTAAATGCAAGAACTCGAATATCTGACAAAAAAGATTAACGACGAAATTAAAAGTCATCACGAATTCATTGCGCGAGATAACTGCAAGGATTTTGCGCATTACAAATACTTGTGCGGACTCATTCGGGGTCTGGAGGTCGCACAGGAGTACGTCACAGACCTCGCGAAAAAGGTAAAAAATGACTGAACTTGCAGAAGTCAATGAAGTAAGCGAAGAGGAACGTGCAAAGCAATTGCCGTCCCCCAAGGGCTACAAGATTCTTTGTGCCCTACCTGAAGTTGAAGATAAGTTTGCAAACGGTATTTTGAAGGCCGATACCACGGTACGGCTTGAAGAACACTCGTCTGTAATCTTGTTTGTCCTGAAAATGGGTCCGGATTGTTATAAGGACAAAGACCGTTTTCCTAGCGGCCCGTATTGCAAGGAAGGCGACTTTGTTATGACCCGCGCTTATTCAGGCACTCGCTTCAAGATTCATGGCCGTGAGTTTCGTCTGATTAATGACGACACGATTGAAGCGGTTGTGGACGACCCGCGTGGTTATACACGTGCATAAACGCTATATAGCGCGAAAGGAAAATTATGTCTGAGAATCAAAACTTTGACGTTGAACCTCCGGAAGATGAGTCTATTCACGTAGACATCGAAGCGGATGGTAATGAAATCGATATTGAAGTTGTCGATGACACTCCGCCCGAGGACCGAGGCCGGAAGCCTCTGGAAAAAGACCCCGACGTTTCTGACGATGAGTTGCAGCAATACTCAAAGGGCGTTCAGGAACGTATTAAAGAACTGCGTCATGGGTATCACGATGAACGTCGCGCCAAAGAATCGGCGGAACGTGAGCGTGAGCAAGCAGTTCAAATGGCACAACAAATCCTTGAGGAAAATAAGCGCCTCAAGGGTACGCTCAAGCAAGGCGAGGCCGCATATTTAGAAGCCGCAAAGCAAAAGGCTTCAATTGAATATGAAGTTGCAAAACGCAAGTTGCTTGAAGCCAAATCTAATGGCGATATTGAGGGCGAGGTTGAGGCCCAAGAAGAGTTTCTTTCTGCGCAATTAACCAAACAAAAACTGGATGCGTATGAAAATAATTCTTTACAAACGCAAGAATATGATTTAAATACGCAGCAAGAAGTTAATCGACCCAAGCAAGTCGATACCAGAGCAGAGGCTTGGCACCGCGTCAATCCTTGGTTCTGGAAGGACAGGGTAATGACCGGTGCCGCGCTTGGGTTGCATGAAGATTTGGTCAGTTCGGGTTACGACCCGCGCAGTGATGATTATTATCGGGAACTAGATTCCCGCCTTCGCGACCTCTTTCCGAGTCGTTTAAAGGCTGATACGCCTGAGAAACCGGAAAAGAAGCGTCCGCCTACAGTGGTGGCGTCTGCTAACCGCAGTAACCCATCCAAAAAAGTTACGTTGAGTGCATCAGAAGTTGCACTCGCAAAACGACTTAACATCCCCGTAGAAGTCTACGCAAAGCAAAAACTTGAATTGGAGAAGCGCAATGGATAATCGTCGCCCGCGTGGTTTTGAGGCCCGTGAAAGTACGGAACGTGCGAAGTCTTGGGCACCGCCCTCGTTACTTCCCACCCCTACGGAACAACCCGGCTGGCGTTTTCGTTGGATTCGCACCAGTTTGTTAGGTGCCGCTGACCCAAAGAATGTGAGTTCGCGTTTTCGCGAAGGCTGGGAGCCGGTTAAGTTGGTTGACCATCCGGAACTCAAGTTGTCTGGCAACGTTAATGGTAACGATGGCGACAACGTTGAAATCGGTGGTTTAACTCTTTGTAAGATTCCAGAGGAGATGGTTGTTCAACGTAATGCTTATTACAGCAACGTTAACCGTCAACAAATGGATTCTGTTGAACAAAGTTATATGCGTGAAAATGACCGCCGCATGGCGAAGTTCTCCGAACGGAACTAAGCGGCATTTCAATCAATTAGGAGTTAATAATGGCTTATCCTACTGTTGATAAACCTTATGGTTTTAAGCCGGTCAACCGTCTTGACGGTTTGCCGTATGCGGGCGCTACCCGCAAGTTGCCGATTGAGTACGCTTACAACCAAAATTTGTTCTACGGTGACGTAGTTCAAATTTCTGGTGGCACCATTGTCCGTTCGTCGATGTCTGCTGCTTCGTCGCCGGGTACTGCTGTTGCTGGCACTATCGGTATTTTCTTGGGTTGTTCGTACACCAGCCCGACCACCGGCCAAAAGTTGTTTGCCCAATACTGGCCCGCAAGCACTGCCGCCAATGACGCTGAGGCCATCATTGTTGATGACCCCCGCGCTCTGATGAAGGCCGTGGTTACTACCCAAGGCACCTCGCTGGCTAACAATAGCGTTGCGGTTGGCTACCTGAACCCGTACTACATTGGTTCTAACCTGTACATGGTTGGTGGTGCTGGCGGCGTTACTGGTAGCACTACCACTGGCAACTCGGCTCAATCGGTTTCGGGCGCTGTGATTACCTCGGGCACTTCGGGTGCTGGTGACCGCACTGCCTCGGCTCTGCCGTGGCGCATGGTTGGTGTGGTTGAAGAAACCGCCGTGGTTCTCTCCGGTACGGGCAGCACCTCGGGTTCGTCGGCTACCGTCACTCTGACTGCTGCTGTTACTGGCCTGATTCCGGGTATGCAAGTAATTTGCCCGACTGGCACTGGCACTCTGGCTGGTCAATACGCAACCGTCATCAACGTGGCTACCACCACGCTGACTCTTGACGCTGCTGTGACTCTGTCCGCTGGCTCGGTGCTGACCTTCGTCGGCTACCCCGAAGTCCTTGTGGCTTGGAACGGTAGTTTCCATAGTTATAACAACACCACTGGCGTCTAAGGAGTTTTATCATGGCAATTTCTCGTGCCCAGTTACTGAAGGAACTCCTGCCGGGTCTGAACGCCCTGTTTGGCATGGAGTACAAGCGTTACGGCGAAGAGCATAAGGAAATCTACGAAACTGAAACTTCGGAACGTTCGTTCGAAGAAGAAGTCAAGTTGTCGGGTTTTTCGGCTGCTCCGGTTAAGAACGAAGGCCAAGCCATTGCGTATGACAATGCGCAAGAAGCATGGTCCACCCGTTATAACCATCAGACCATCGCCCTTGGCTTCTCCATCACCGAAGAAGCAGTTGAAGATAACCTGTATGACTCGCTGTCGGCGCGTTACACCAAGGCTCTGGCCCGTGCAATGTCGTACACCAAGCAAGTCAAGGCCGCTTCGGTTATCAACAGCGGTTTCTCGTCGTCCTATCCGGGCGGTGATGGTGTCTCGCTGTTTAACACCAGCCACCCGTTGGTTTCGGGCGGTGTAAACAGCAACACCCCGGCTACCCAAGCCGACCTGAACGAAACCTCGCTGGAAAGCGCTGTTATTCAAATCGCTCAGTGGACCGATGAACGTGGTCTGCTGATTGCTGCGAAGCCGCGCAAGTTGGTTGTTCCGACTGCGAATATGTTCGTTGCTACCCGCCTGCTGGAGACTGAACTCCGCGTCGGTACGGCTGACAACGACATCAACGCCATCAAGAACAACGGCTCGATTCCGGAAGGCTACACCGTCAACCACTTCCTGACCGACCCGGACGCATGGTTCATTGTGACCGACGTTCCGAATGGCATGAAGCACTTCGAGCGTACGCCGCTGGCTACCTCGATGGACGGTGACTTCGATACCGGCAACGTGCGTTATAAGGCCCGCGAGCGTTATTCGTTCGGCTGGTCGGACCCGCTCGGTATGTTCGGTTCGCAAGGCGCTTGATGATGTAAATAAAGAGGGGTGGCTTAATCGCCACCCCTTTTTTATTTTGTCTGTTTGGTGTAATTTAAACCCTACTAGGGTATTAGCCTTATCGACTGACCTAGCAGACTTTGTAGAGACGATAAGGTGATGTGCTACAACACGAAAGGATTTTAAAATGGCTCGTACAACTTTTTCTGGCCCGGTAGCCTCTGATAACGGCTTTATCGGGAATATCACTGGCGATGTAACTGCTGACACTATTAGTGCTACTGGCAATATTACTGCCGATAGCAGTCAGGCAGTTGTTGCTGGCGGTGCTGCCGCTTTCCTTGCAACTACTACTGCCGGTCTTGGTATTTATATTGGCTCGGGCGCACCGACTGTGTCGGCTGCTCAAGGCTCGCTGTACATCCGTACCGATGGTTCTTCGACTAGCACCCGCCTGTATGTAAATACGACCGGTTCGACGACTTGGACTAACGTTACCACTGCTGCTTAATAGGGGTACGTCATGGCGAATATTGGAACTTGGCGTTCTATAACCCAAGTGGGGGCGTACGAGCCGTTTGACCTACAAGTGGCTCGCGGACAAATTCAAGGCCATTCAGTTGTTACTGTATCCGGCTATAACTCAGATGTTGATACTGCATGGGAAATG